CCGAAATTAATCAATAGATTCAAAGATTCAAAACACTTCTTAATTACTGATTATACTTCATACGAATCAGGTTTCTCACCAGAATATACAGACGTAGTTGAATGTGAATTATTTAGATTTATGTTAAAAAATAATCCCGATATACTAGATGATTTACTAAAAGTTTATTATTCAATTAATAATGAAGGGAAAATAACACCAAGAAATGAAAGATTATCCTCAGTAAATGGCATTTATAAGTTTGAAACTATGGGTACAAGAATGTCAGGAGAAATGTGGACCTCATTAGGCAACACTTTCTCTAACTTAATGAATATGTTATTTGTATGTGACCAAAAAGGGGTTGATGTAGATGGATTAGTTGAAGGAGATGATGGTCTTTTCGGTCTTAGTGATAACACAATTAACGAACAAGACTTTAATGAACTAGGATTTAAAATAAAATTTAAGTATCTAAAGAATCTTGACGAAGCTGATTTTTGCTCAATTCATTATGAGCACGTCAATGAATTACCAATAATAGATCCCCATACAATATCTTATCTTTCATGGAATATGCACCCAGAATATTTTAACTGTTCTAAAGAAAAGAAATTATCATTATTATTAGCTAAGTCAATGTCTTTATACTGTTTAGGTAAATATACCCCAATAGCATCGAGACTATCCTACACTATTATACAATATATTAAAACAAAGTATCCCTCGATAAACGTGACAGATGTAAAAATAGATCGATGGTGGTACATGGAAAGAATCTTTAAATCCCTTCAATATTTAGAAGATAAATTCCCTTATATTGAACCTACCCTTCAGGCTAGAATTTATTATGAAAACAAGTTTGGAATTTCTATTGCAATTCAAAAACAAATCGAAGAAAAAATACAACAAGCAACAGATCCAATAAATTTAACATTTGATTTACACTTATTACAGACAGAATCTAATTATAAGGACTGTATCTGTTTGTGATTACCTAACGCCTCAAATGGCTTATTGAAAATTTATTTTTCAATTACAGTTAGTTATACTTCTTAAAAGTAAAGTTAAACTTCTTAAAAGTTAATATGTACAGAACAAGAAATCAAAGATTCAAACGAATCAATCAACAGAAAAGAATTCAAAATCAAAATAGAACATTAAGGAACCGACAATTAAATAATACTCCTTTGCGTCGATTCCCTCAACGTGGTAGATATAACCAGAATCGAAATAGAAACAGGAACAATATTCGTAACATACCACTTTATAAACCAATGAACATAAAAACAAACACTAAAGTAATGAATAGAACAGATGATATGTTCAGACTTAAAATTAAATTAGCTGTAGGTCCTAATTGCTTCACTAATACTACTTATGTTATACCATTACAG